GTTGCTGTTGATATCTCAATAAACGGAGAACAAATTACAAATCAAGATCTAAACTTCTCACTTAAAGCAGGAACAACACCAAGTAAAACAATCTCAAACGAAAGTCCTTTTAAGTCAATGTCTCGAATCAATGAGATATTTGAATTAGGAATTGATACTGAAAAATATAGTTTCCTCGCTAATTCGACAAGAACGGGAAAAGAAAAGTTTGAGAAAGTAAAATACACACAGATGTTTTATGAAGAAACTCTAGATGGTTTAGTGAGAGTGTTTAATGAAGGACAAGGTTCCGGCAGAGCATGGCAGTTTCTTAAAGATGCAGCATTTGGTAAAGATTATGCTGCCGTAGTTTCTATCGGAACTACTAAAACTAATGAGAGTAGTATTGCTTATATTGATGCCTTACAAAAACGCTATCCAACCATTATAACTAAGAGAGTTGGAGCAAATGTAAAGTTTATTATCCAAGACATCAATAAACCATTATTTCAGATAAGATATAAGAATCGTTCCGAGATTACTGGTGCAGAAGAAGCAAACATCAAGGAACTTAAAATGATGATTGAGACAGAGGCAGTATTTAAGCAACCAAAAGATTTTAACCCAGCAGTTGGTAACATAGGAGTATAATGGATAGTCTCAAAGTAACACAAAAAGAAGATGGTAGCTATCAATTAGAGTGGGACAAGAACGATCCTAAATGGAAATGGTTGAATCGCTTGACACCTGAGCAGATACAGGGTATCATAAAGGAAGCAGTCACAATGGACCACCGTGGAGAACTTTGAGTACAAAAAATACAGTCTAGAAAAACTCAAAGATGCTGTATGCGATTCAATCGAAACTGAATGTACCCCAGAAGAAATTACAGGGGTAATTGTTGATGCTTTGCAAGAACTCGTAGATTATCATCTAGAGCGAATGAATAAGGCAGCAAATACAATCGCACACATAAAATCTACACACAAACCAATACCAAATTTGAGAATCACTGAAGCAAAGTCACAAAAAGAGTGGGAAGACTTCTGGAACAGTGACGATTGAGATAGTGGCACAGGGGTCTTGACGGACCCCTTTTTTCATGCCATACTATATTCATATTCGACAGCAAAGCACTTGACCGTTACTCTCCGTCCACATCAACACAAAGCAGTTAATGCTATGTGGGATAATGATAAAGGTCAGGTCATCATTCCTACGGGTGGTGGTAAGACTATCTGCATGATTCAGGACACTATTCATCAGCAAGCGATCCCATCTGGCACTACTACTGTTGTTGTTGCTCCCCGTATTCTGCTTGCAGAACAACTCTGCAAAGAATTTCTTGAGTTGGTTGATACTACCTACACTCATGTGATGCACGTTCACAGTGGTGAAACTCATCACTTCAGTAGCACCAAACCAGCACAGATTCACCTGTTTGCTAACACTGCCCGCACTGCTGGTGAGAATGTTATCATCTTCACCACTTATCACTCCCTGCATCGTATTCAAGAGGCAGACATCGAAGTCAACACCATTTATTTTGATGAAGCGCACAACTCGGTTCAGCGTAATTTTTTCCCTGCTACTGAGTTTTTCAGTGCTGACTCTGATCGCACTTATTTCTTTACTGCTACACCAAAGCACAGTCTGACTATCTTCAAACCAGGAATGAACGATCCTGAAGTATATGGTCAGGTTATTTGTAGTGTTCCTGCTCCTGAACTTGTGCAACAGGGTTACATTCTCCCTCCTAAAGTTGTGGTGCAAGAGTTGCCAACTGGTGACCAAAAGCAGTCTGATTGTAAGAATCTGCTGGACACCATTGATGCTAACTCACTCAACAAAATCCTGGTTGCTGCACGTTCCACCAAGCAGATTGTCAACCTTGTTTCTCAGTCTGACTTCTGTGCTGAGTTGTATCAACGTGGTTACAACTGGATGTTCATCACTGCCAAGACTGGTGCTATCATCAACGGCAAGAAAGTTGATCGTGAGACTTTCTTCAAGACTCTCAATCAGTGGGGTCAGGATGATACTCGCTTTGTAGTTATGCACCACTCTATCTTGTCTGAAGGTATCAACGTAAAGGGTCTAGAAGCGGTCCTTTTTATGCGGAACATGGACTATATCGGAATCAGTCAATCAATCGGGCGTGTAATCCGTCTGGGTGGCACTGAGAAGTCCTTTGGACTTGTTTGCGTCCCTGTGTTTGACAAAGTTGGTATTTCTACTGCTCGTAGTGTGCAAGCAGTCGTAAATACTGTATTTGAGGAAGGCAAACCTGCTATTTCTGAGGTTCGACGTTGACATCATGATTGATTTTCATACCTTTGATCTTAATCGTTTCTCTAAACTATTAAAGACAATTCATGGTTACACTGACAACAATCTTAGGTATCCTAAAGCAGGAGAATTAGTTGAGAAAGCACTTGATGTGTATAGCAATGGATTGCTCACTAGAGTTAATCTTCCCGGTGTTGATTTGATCGGCCCAAACAACACAACGTACGAATCTAAAGTAACTCAATTCTCAAACAAATCACAGATGGCAGTGAGAGGTTTGATCCTCAAGAATCGTCGTCAAGCAGGAGATTATGAAGATAAACTTGCTGATTACTTTGTTATCACTGATGTGAAAAAAGGTAAGGCATGTTGTATCCCTTCTTCTAAACTCTACAATATCAGAGACAATGGTGCTTGTGTGACTGCAAGTGCAGATCCAGATCTCTCTGATTTCTTCCTTACTGGGTACAATCTACTGGAGGAAAGAGAAGAACCCAGAGACTATTTCTCAGAGTCTGATGATTTTGATCTGACCTTTATCAGATCAATATGAGTAGCACCCTCCTAAAACTATGCTATAATAGTAGGTAGTAAATGGAGCAAGATCCATGCAATGCGATGTTAAATGTTATGTCAGCGGCAAGGTATTCAGTGTCAAATGCCTCGCCAAAGATTACAATGAGGCAAAACAAGTTGCCCTTGCTCAACACCCTAACGCACGCATTATGGGCGTGACCGCTGTATTCGACAAAGTACAACCATGACTGATACTAAACTCTGGAAGATTCTATCCAATGAGACAACTGGATGGCATCAAATTGAGGAAGCAAGTTGTCGCAAACTGACCAAAGAACAGTGTAGCGTAAGACTCGAACAACTGATGAATGAGGGTTACAATCCCAAATATCTTAAAGCAGTTCCTGATAATGATTGAACTTCCTCATGATTTCTCCCATCAACCCCCAAAAGGATACCGCTACGAAACAGTTCGCAAAAACGCTTCTACTGTTGCAATTTGGACTGTTTATGAGCGTGGGTTTAATTACAATGATCATAATGAATGTCGTTGTATTTGGGGATTCTACAACCCCAAAAAACAACAATACTATGCACCAATCAATTCCACAAAAGTTGGAAAACAGGTAAACATAGAGAACACGACTCCTTATACTGCAATGCAACTTAATCTCAATGGACTTGAACAACTCCTATTTGCCCAAAGTTGATGACTATGTAAGATGGAAAGACTCTCTGGGGAGAGTTATTGAGGGGTGGGTTTATTTCTCCAGTGAGTATTACATCACAATCGAAATTAGTGTTAGAGATAAACCTCCCTGCGAATATACAATGAATGAAAAGCACAAGAAAATTCATTGCCTAGTTTTATGTTTCCCTGAAAATTATCATGAACTGGAGTATGTCAAATCACGCGATAGTGTGGTATAATAAAATGTCACCCAATAGGAGCAAATGAAGTATCTCTACATCGTGGACCATTTCTGTCCTTTCCCTACATCTGAATATGGTGGTGTGTGGAACGTAGTTGCAAAAGATGATGAAGAATGTTTTGATCTTATCACAGAATATGATCAAGAACAGTATCCACAATTCTATGGCAATCTCAGGAAAAATATACAAGATGCTAGAGCATATTCATTGCTCGATGAGGTTAATAGTGAAGTGATTGAAGCGTTCACTACCTGAGGACAGTCCAATAAGTGTCACACGGGGGGTTTCTAACCCCCCTTTTTCATGTATATTAAAGAGGTGGAGGGGAGACCCGACACAACAACCCGAGAGGTAAATTAAATGTGTTCTCATCCGCAGAAC